TAAGATATGATACCTTAACGTATTTAACGTTTCATATATCGAACGTTATTTTCAATTCGTATTTGTATAAAGGAACCTACATGAATGGATTTCAGCGGATACAGAAATTAGGAGAAATTGGCGAAGATATTACTTCCCGATTTTTGCGACGGTCAAAGCGAAAGGTTGAATATTCTTCGAGTCGTTCTGATGATAAGAAAGATTTAATCATTGATGAACAATATACATGCGAAGTCAAGACGTGTCAACCCTTTGTAAAAAAGAAATGTTTATCCTTTCGACCTGAACAATTACGAAAATGTCGTAAAGTAGATGAATTATATTTTGTGACTATTCCAGCTTTATTTGATTCTAAATACCCTCATAATGGAAAGTTATTTTCAGTTCATCCTAAGAAATTTAAATTCTTTCGCTATACCACAAAAAACAAGGTCGAAATGATTGGTATTCCACTAGACCAGCCTGCGGTGAAGGAAGTCTATCGCTTAAATAAGCGTGAAAAACAACAGTTGATGGATTTGGCTTCGTCATTCTATCGTACGAAATAACATGCCCATGTTACCACAAACAAATTATTTTTATATCGGTGATGGACGAATGGGGACAAATTATTTTCGTCGTCTTTTACATGCCAATAATCCTCTTCTCATTCATGATGAATTTCCTCGAAGTCATTTGTTAGATCCTTCTCGTTCTCCAACCTATCCAAAAAATGATTTTGATTTTTTCTGTACAGAATCTCCTGATTTTATTGCGTCTACATTACAGAATATTCAAGAATCTGGAAATCAATTTGCTGTAAAAATTTTGGCGTGGCGAAGCCATATACTATATGATATGATGAATCAGTTCCCTCATTATAAAATATTTTTATATCGGGAACATTTATATTATGCCATTCGTTCATTGCATGTGTCAAAAATGCTAGATCGATGGATGTATCATCGCTATGAATCGTCTGAGAATTTACCGACTCCTGATATCACAATAGATCCGTTATTTTTAAATAATCATATTGAATATGGACATTTACGAAATTTGGAATATTGGCTGTCATTTTATGAAAAGTGTTATCAAGAACAAAACGTCATGGCTATTAGTGTGGAAGAACTGACAGACCACCCTGAACAATTTTTTACGAATGTCGAAGTGGAAAGTCGTCAAACTCCTCGACACATATATGCGAATTATCCTTCGTATGAAGAATTGCCGATTACGCCATCAAATCGCTATATGATTGCGCGAGTTCATGAACGAATGCAAGCATTAGGTCTAAAAACCAGAAAAGATATATAATTAATGGAAGTTGACAGTGGGCGTCTTTTCATGGTATAACTAACGCATGTCTCTTTACATTGATGTTAAACATTTACAATTTATTTCTTCACGTCTAGAAAACTTCAAAAACAAAGGCAACAATTTGTATAATTGTCGTTGTCCGTTGTGTGGAGATTCGAAACGAAATCGTCGTAAATCCCGTGGATACTTTTATCGAGTCAAGAATGATATCATGTTCAAATGTCATAATTGTTCGGCAAGTATGCACTTCGGCACATTTCTTAAATCCTTTGATCCGTCATTGTATAAAGAATATGTGTTCGAACGCTATTCATCGGGTCATGGTGGTCGAAAACCTCATGTCACTCCCGATTTTGAGTTTGAAACCCCTGTGTTTCCATCAAAAGAGATACGGTTGATTGATCAGTTAATGGAACGATTAGATACCTGTGACGAAAATAATGAAGCGGTACAGTATGCCCTATCTCGTGGCATTCCCCGTGAGAAGTTTTCGCAACTGTATTATATTGACAATATTAAAAACGTTGAACAGTTAAGTGATAAGTATCGAGATCGAATCACGACAGAAGAACCACGATTGGCCTTGCCATTTTTTAATCGAGATGGTAAATTGATTGCCCTGTCGTTGCGAGCTTTGCGTGGGGAAGCTCTTCGATATGTGACCGTAAAGATTGATGAAGATGCGCCACTGGTGTATGGATTGGATAAAGTTGACCCCACACAAACCATTTATGCGGTTGAGGGGCCGATTGATAGTCTGTTTTTGAACAATGCCATTGCATGTGCAGGTACAAGTTTCAAAAAGATTGAGACGCTTGATTTACCAAAAGACAAACTAGTTGTGATCTTTGATAATCAGCCCAAAAATACTGAGATTTGTAAATTGATGTTGCATTATATTAAAGCGGATTTACGGTTGTGCATTTGGCCTGATTCGGTGGTAGAAAAAGATATCAATGAAATGATTCAAGCGGGCCGTGATGTGCAAGCGATTATTGAAAGTAATACCTTTTATGCTCAAACCGCGTTGATGCGTTTTGTACAATGGAAGAAATGTTGAGGTGAATATATGAGTGAAGTTAATTTAATTGGAATTACAAAACCCAGTGCGTATACCGGATGTTGGACGGCGAATGACTTGGTAGCCTATGCCGCACGGGTCTCCAACCCGGCGAATCAAAATAACAATGAAACGGCACCAAATCTTTTGAAATATTTGGTGACACATAAGCATTGGTCGCCATTTGAGATGGTGCATATTGTTATGGAAATTAAAACGACGCGGGATATTTCTCGTCAAATTCTTCGTCATCGAAGTTTTAGTTTTCAGGAATTTTCACAGCGATATGCCGTAGCGGATGATTTTATTCATGACCGCGAAGCTCGAAAGCAAGATAGTAAGAATCGACAGAATTCATTAGAGAATGATGATCCGCAGCTTCAGGAAGCCTTTAATATGAAGCAAGCCTCTGTTGTCGAAAAGGCAAAAGAGGTATATACTTGGGCGTTAGAACAGGGTATTGCCAAAGAACAGGCGCGAGCCGTGCTTCCTGAAGGTCTTACAGGAACTACCCTATATATGGCAGGGAATCTTCGTTCATGGATTCATTACTGTGAATTACGCATGAAGAATGGTACTCAAAAAGAACATATGGACATTGCCGAGAAGTGTTGGAATATTATCGCTTCTCATTTTCCTTCGGTTGATGAAGCGATGTGGAAGGAACGCTATGATCGTGAAAATCGAGCATGATGCTGAAGGAAATTTAATACTCATTCTTCCTGATGCGATTGTTGAGCAGATGGGATGGGTAGTGAATGAAACCGTGTTAGAATTTATCGATAATGAAGATGGAACTTTTACAATACGAAAGGTGACAGAGAATGAATCTACAGAATGATGTGAAGATGTTTATGCAAGCCGCCGACCAATATACAACCGAAACGCCACGTTTTACATTACAGAATGATGCTCAATCAACGCTGTATATGAATTTAATTTGTGAGGAATATACCGAATTAAATAAAGCCTTTAGCGGTCGAAATATGATTGAAACGGCTGATGCTGTGGCCGATTTGGTGTGGGTCGTGTTGGGATTGTGTAATACGGTAGGCATTCCATTTGAGAAAGTATGGGAAGAAGTGAAGTCATCAAATATGAGTAAAGTCTCAGAGAATGGAAAGATTTTAAAGCGGGCAGATGGAAAAATCCTTAAGCCGGATACCTATTTTCAGCCTAATATTGCACCTTTGCTTCAATCTTAAGAAACGGAATAGCCCATGGGGAAAGAAACTTATCTAGGAATAGAGATTGATCGTTCACGAGATCAGTTATTTGATGAACTCGGATTGAAACGATTGCGCGAATCGTATATGCGGGAAGATGAAACAAGTCCGCAGGAACGTTTTGCTTTTGTAAGTTTGACCTTTAGTAGTAACCTTGAACACGCACAACGTCTTTATGAATATGCCAGCAAGCATTGGCTATCGTATTCAACGCCCATTCTCTCGTTTGGTCGTTCCAAGCGAGGATTACCCATCAGTTGTTTTCTGAATTTTATTGACGATACCGCTGAAGGTCTGGTCGATAATTTATCAGAAACGAATTGGTTATCGATGCTTGGCGGCGGCGTTGGTATTGGTTTCGGAATTCGTTCAGCAGATGAAAAATCAACCGGCGTTTTACCACATTTAAAGATTTATGATGCTAGTTCATTGGCGTATCGTCAGGGAAAGACACGGCGTGGAAGTTATGCGGCGTATTTGAATATTGATCACCCAGATATTATTGCTTTCTTGGAAATGCGAAAGCCTACAGGTGATCCAAATGTTCGAGCACTCAATCTTCACCATGGTGTAAATATCTCCGATGCCTTCATGCAGATTATTGAAAATTGTATGAAAGATGCGGATTATGATGATGCATGGGAATTAAAAGATCCCTATTCCGGTGAAGTCCGAGAAGTGGTATCGGCTAAACGTTTGTGGCAGTTGATTCTGGAACTGCGAATGCAAACGGGTGAACCTTATATTCATTTCATTGATACCTCAAACAAACATCTTCCGGAATTTCAGAAGGCTCTGGGACTGAAGATTCACCAGAGTAATTTGTGTTCAGAAATTATTCTTCCAACTGATAAAGACCGCACTGCCGTATGTTGCTTGTCCTCGGTCAATCTTGAATATTATGATGCATGGTCACGCGACCCGTTATTTTTACAGGACGTGGCAGAAATGCTTGATAATGTCTTGACGTATTTTATTAAGCAAGCTCCTTCGACCGTTTCACGTGCAGTGTATTCGGCTTCCCGAGAGCGGTCTATTGGTGTTGGGGCGTTAGGATTCCATTCATATTTACAGAAAAAGAATATTGCGTTTGAAGGGCCAATGGCAAAATCGGCTAACATTCGCATTTTCAAACACATTCAATCTCGTCTGGATGCTGCGAATTTAGAATTGGGAACGCAACGTGGTGAAGCACCCGATGCCAAAGGCACCGGTCGTCGTTTTTCGCACACAATGGCTATTGCTCCTAATGCTTCCAGTTCTATTTTGATGGGGAATACATCACCCTCTATTGAACCGTATCGAGCTAATGCGTATCGACAAGATACTCTTTCGGGTTCGTTTTTTACGCGCAATCGTTATCTTGACAAGATTATTAAAGAAAAGTGTGAAGCCGATAGTCATTTAAATTATGATGATATCTGGTCATCGATCATTGCCAATGATGGAAGTATTCAACATTTAACTATTTTAGACGAACATACGTTGCGCGTGTTTAAGACTTCAATGGAAATCGACCAGCGATGGATTATTGAACATGCATCGGATCGACAAGCGTTTATTGATCAAGCACAATCACTGAATTTATTTTTCCGTCCGAATGTAAATATTAAATATCTTCATGCCGTGCATTATCTCGCATGGAAACAGGGACTCAAAACCCTGTATTATTGTCGTTCAGAAAAAATTGGAAAGGCGGATAAGGTCGCCAAAAAGATTGAACGAGAAGTGATTCAGGAGATTGATTTACGGGCAATTGTGCGAGATGAAGAAGGCACATGCTTTGCGTGTGAAGGATAATATATGGCTAAACAAACAAAACAGTTGACATTGACCGATGAGCGGTCATATTTTAAGCCCTTTAGCTATCCGTGGGCGTATGAAGCATGGTTAAAACATGAACAGTCACATTGGTTGCACACCGAAGTACCTATGATTGAAGATGTCAAGGATTGGAAAAAGCGGTTAACGAATTCTGAGAAGAATTTCTTGACGCATATTCTTCGATTCTTTACACAGGGAGATATTGATGTGGCCGGTGGTTATATTAATAATTATCTTCCCTTTTTCCCTCAACCAGAAATTCGAATGATGCTGGCCGGGTTTGCGGCTCGTGAAGCCTTGCATATTGCTGCGTATTCTCATTTGATTGAAACATTAGGAATGCCAGAGTCTACATATAGTGAATTTTTGGAATATCAATCCATGAAAGATAAGCACGATTATTTCATGCAGATGTCCTTAAATGAAAATACCAAGGAAACTATCGCCACTAATATTGCGGCATTTTCCGCGTTTACTGAAGGAATGCAGTTGTTTAGTTCCTTTATTATGCTTTTGAATTTTCCTCGTAACGGGAAGATGAAAGGCATGGGACAAATTATTACGTGGTCAATTGTAGACGAAACACAACATGCTGAAGCTATGATTAAACTCTTTCGAACCTATATTGAAGAAAATCGTGAAATTTGGAATGACGAATTGAAGAGCCAAATTTATACGATTGCAACAAAGATGGTGGAGTTGGAAGATAAGTTTATTGATTTAGCTTTTTCCATGGGACCAATGGAGAACTTGACGCCAGAAGAAGTCAAGATTTATATTCGGTATATTGCCGATAGACGTTTAATTTCACTTGGTTTGAAGGGGATTTTTAAGGTAAAGAAGAATCCTTTGTTATGGGTGGAAGAAATGATTAATGCCCCCATTCATACCAACTTTTTTGAAAACAGAGCCACTGATTATGCCAAAGGCGCATTATCAGGCGATTGGCAAGATGTTTGGGGAGTTGCCTCATGAGTTCACGAAAACATTTTGAATGCGATTCGTGTGAAGCCGTATTTAATATTAAGCATGATATGGATGATGAGTATTATCAAGTGCAGCATTGTCCTTTTTGTGGTGAAGGATTTCCAGAAGATGATGACGAGTGTGAATACGATTTAGATGAGGAATAAATACTTAAAAGGAATTTTAAGTATTTACATGTGGACATATCAAAATAACGAACTGCACGCTATACCAGACAATGCCTACGGATTTGTATATTGTATTACCAATCGTCAAACCGGACGACGATACGTGGGAAAAAAATTGTTTTATTCGGCCAAACGTAAGCAAGTCAAAGGTCGAAAAAAACGGTTTAAAGTGGAATCAGATTGGCAAGACTATTGGGGAAGTAATAAAGTTCTGTTAGCGGATATTCAAGAACTGGGAACCGAACATTTTCAGCGAGACGTTTTACAGATTTGTGCGACCAAAGGTGAATGTTCCTACTGGGAATCGAAGTATCAATTTGAATGGGATGTGTTACGTTTTCCTGAACAATTTTATAATGAATGGATTATGTGTAAAATACATCGCAATCATTTAGAGAAGACTCAATGAATTCACGTATCTTTATCGCTATTTTATTTCTTGCCGCCTTAGCTATTTCTCTGACATCTGGGTATTTTTCTATTGTAGGATTAATGGCCATTTTTCCCGGAGGGGGTTGGTCCATTTTAATTATGGGTGTTGCGCTTGAATTGGCCAAATTAGTCACGGCATCATGGGTGTATCGGTATTGGAATACCTCTCGCCTCTTATTGAAAGCATACTTTATTCTCGCGGTCATTTTATTATCAACGATTACATCGATGGGAATTTTTGGTTATCTGTCAAAAGCTCATATTGAACAAAATATTACAACCGGAAATAAAACGCTTCAGATTTCTGTTTTGAATTCGCGAATCACGAATGAACAAAAACGTATTGCTGATGCTGAGGCAATGATTCAGCAACTTGATCAAGCCGTGACATCCTTGACTAAATTTGATAGAATTCGTGGAGCCAATGGTGCTATTGCTACTCGTCAAAATCAAGCCGCTGAACGAAAAGCCTTACGCCAAATTATTGATGAAGCCACGCGGAATACTGACGCTCTTGAACAAGAAAAATATACGTTAGAGAGTACGCAGTTGGCTCTTGAAGCAGATGTCGGACCCGTCAAATATATTGCAGAATTATTTTATGGCAATAATGATGCGTCATCAGTAGATAGGGCCGTTCGCATTCTTATTATTATTTTAATGTGCGTGTTTGACCCCTTGGCTATTTTATTAGTGGTCGCAACCAATATTAGTTTGCAGGAACATGCCACCCCGCCCAAAAAAGACTTGACATTACAGGACGTGGCAAGTATTATTGATGAACCAATTGCCACCAGTGTGTTAAAAGGGTTGACACCAAACAACGCTTCAACACATGGAATGGATGTGGTTCTTGTGGATAAAGATAATATTCGAAAAATGACTTAAGGTGAAAAACATGAATGAGAAAGTTTTTCGTAATAACTTAAAATCAGCATTACTTCGGGGAATTGTTGAAGTTCAATTTTATAAGAATGACGGCAGTCTTCGAGTGATGCGCTGTACCTTGCAGCCTGATGTATATGAACCGTTTTATGCTTTTGTGAGTGCGGTTCAGAAAAAGAGTCATCCTGATACGCTTGCGGTGTGGGATGTAGATATTAACGAATGGCGGTCTTTTCGTTATGACCGCATAAAATCTTTCGACGCAACATATGCGTAAATTACCTTTGTATTCGACGCAAGAACTGACATTTATGGGGTCTGAGCCAGATTGGTCATTTACTCCGGTGAATGATTACCATCACGAAATGGGTCGTGGCTTGAATTGGTATAACTATGTGTGCGAATCGAAGCACAATCGTCAATTTTTAAATGAATGGGTACGTGTGTATCGTCCTCACTCCGAAACTGAGGATATTGAAAAACTGAACACCGTTCCTGATAAATGGTTTCCGACGACTATCGCGCATTTGGCTCGAATGCAAATGCGTGGGTTTCCATTGTCTGAACACCATCAGCAGAAGATTACCTATTGGATTGAAACGCTCGCCCCGTATACGAAAGAACCTTCAACGGTGAAGCAGACGTTCAAACCCAAGATGGAAGTACTTCAGCGTGAAAAAGGAATGATTGATGAGATGGTGGATAAGTATTGGTTGAATAATACCATTCCTGATTTCTTCACGCTGTTTCAAACTCAAGACTTAAAATCGTCTGACAAAGATGCCCTGACAGTCTATCTCCAACAATATTGGAAAGAATTCACGGAAGTCATAGAGGCACGACAGACGAAGGATGCCACTGACGAACAAAAGCAACTCAAAGAAGCCTATCGGAATTATACGAGTCGCCAAATTAATGCCTTCATTTCGTCTATTGAAACGTGTTTGCATTCTCTACGTGGTGCTGAGACGGCAGTGGCAACAACCAAAAAGACTGTTCGCCGGAAACGAAAGTTAGACCCACAGAAGATGGTTCGCAAACTGAATTTTCTTCCATCCGACCAAACACTGAATATTCATAGTATTGAACCATCCACCATTATTGGTGCAGATGAGGTGTGGGTGTTTGACACGAAAACACGGAAGATGAATGTGTTTTATAGTGATTTGCCGGGAAGTCTAACGGTTAAAGGCACAAAGATTGTGGGTTTTCGAGAAAGTGTCTCTTTGTCAAAGATTTTGCGAAAGCCAGAAGAGCAGTTACCCGTATTTAAAGGACTACGAAAGAATCAATTAAATAATTGGTTTACGGATATTAAGGCCAAAGGACAACCGGTGAAACCACGAATTACCAATACGATGGTTCTGTTACGAGTAGTGAACGGAAAATAATCTATGGAAACTCTTTCGGAGATACGAGCCGCGATTGACGCCACGGATCGCTCTATTTTGGACATGATTCGATATCGTTTTGAATTAATTGAAATGGCTGCGGATATCAAAAATAATCGAAGTCACGTCTATGATGCAGAACGTATTATTACAGTGATTACTAATGCGACTAAGTATGCCTCTCAAATTGGTATACCTCCAAAAGCCTACATTCAGGAGATTTGGGAAATTTTAGTGAATGCAGCCATTGATTATGAATATGGATGCTTGGATAAGAAACATCTTTCAAAATAAAAGAACACATTGCATCTACAGCAACTTTGTGTTAGACTAATGTTTTACGAGGTTCAAACATGATTGTTGTAGATTATAATCAAACTGCGATTAGTTCCCTGATGGCTGAATTAGCAAGCCATAAGAGTGTGGAAATTCGCATTGATTTGGTTCGTCATATTATTATTAATGCTCTTCGTTCATATAAGAACAAATTTAGTTCTGAGTATGGACAAATGATTATCGCGTGTGATAACCGCTATTATTGGCGAAAGACGATCTTTCCCTATTATAAAGCCGGTCGGAAAAAGACACGTGATAATAGTATTTTTGATTGGCATAGTATTTTTGATGCTTTGAATTTGATTCGTGATGAAATTGAAGAACACTTTCCCTATCCCGTATTGAATGTGGAAGGCGCAGAAGCAGATGATATTATTGCAACCTTGGCTGAATATGCACAGACATCCGGTCTTGGTGGTCAGCCTGAACCGTTTTTGATTTTGTCTGGAGACCATGATTTCCAGCAGCTTCAGAAGTGGTCAAATGTTAAGCAGTATTCGCCTATTCAAAAGTTGTGGTTAACCATTGACGATGACCCATCATATGTATTGATGGAGCATATTGTTCGTGGCGATAAGGGTGATGGAATTCCTAATATTTTGTCAGCCGATGATATCTTTATTACGAAGGGTCGTCAGAAAGCGTTGAAGACTGAGTTAGTGAATGCATGGCGCACACAAAGGCCAGAGATGTTTATCACGACACCGGAATTACAACGAAACTATGAACGGAATAAGAACTTAATTGATTTAAGTTGTGTGCCGGGAGAAATTAAAACTGCAATCTTGGATTGTTATCATCATACGCCATCAAAATCTCCATCGCAGTTGATGGCGTATTTTATGCAACATCGAATGAAAAATATGTTGGATGTCATTACAGAGTTTTAATATGACGCATAATACATTTATTCTCGCGTGTTTGTTATGTGTGTTGTTTGTTGTAAATATTCCATTTCATATATATTGGTTCATTTATTATCGAGGGAAGAACATTTATGATTATTGGGTTGGTCGGTTCAATTGGAAGCGGTAAGGGAACTATTGGAGATATTCTTGTTAATAGGCATAATTTTCGAAGAGAAAGTTTTGCTAAGAGTCTCAAAGATGCGGCATCGGCTATTTTTGGATGGGACCGAGCACTTCTCGAAGGGGATACTGATGTCTCCCGTTTGTTTCGAGAACAGAAAGATGAATACTGGTCAGTTGCGTTGAATCGTGATATTACGCCGAGACTGGTGCTTCAATTGCTTGGCACTGAAGCGGGACGACAGATTTTTGGTAAAGATTTGTGGGTATCATCGGTTGAACGACGGATTCAGCAACAGCCACACGATAATTATGTGATTACTGATGCTCGTTTTGAAAATGAAATTCAAAAGATTCGAGACATGGGGGGAGTAATTATTCGTGTAGTTCGTGGAGAGAAGCCTGAATTTGAAGATACGGCTACGAACAACCCATCACAAATGCCCATTCTGTATCCCCATATTCATGCCAGTGAGTATGAATGGATGCGGTGTAAGTTTGATATCGAATATTTTAATGGCGGCACCTTATTTCAGTTAGCCGAAGACATTGAAAACCTTCTGGACTCTATAAATAGTCTTCAGTGTTGTTCGTCATTTTAATTTTTATTGGTGGTTAGCTCAGTTGGCAGAGCGCCTCGTTTACACCGAGAAGGTCGTGGGTTCAACTCCCTCACCACCAACCAATATACTATGAGGTTTGGATATGCAAAAGTTTAGGCAGTTAGATGAAGCTCTGGATTGGATTGTTCAAGGTCCGACTTCCCAAGAAAAAATCAAACGTTTTAAATTTGTCGTAGATACGAATTCTATTTTTCTCCGTTTGGTGAAGTGGGGAATCGGTCATGAACCCGGAATTGTTGGACTTCCTGAAGGCATTCCTGATACCATGAAATTTGAAAACATTCCGGCGAATCTTTCTGATACTACTATTACACAGGAATTTCGACGGATTTGTACATTTCTTGAAAACGGTTCTGTGCATAGATTGTCACGTGTCAAGAAAGAACAGAACTGGCTACAGATTTTATCTGGAATTCATCCAAAAGAAGCTATGTTGCTGACGTATATTAAAGATCACACGCTTCTTGAGCACTATCCGAATATTGAAGAGGTATTGCCACACTTCATTCCGGATGTCAAACTTCCTAAAAAGAAAAAGAAGTCTCAAAAAAGTACCTCTAAGTAAATATGCGTTTTTTCTTGTTTTTGCATGGAAAAGAATTGTGGCTTGTCTCAGACCCCACACAGGTCGCCAAGCCACGAGAATTACTTCTGCAAAATAGTGATATTGATTATCTCCGTGCTAAAAGCAAAGAGTACTTGACATGGTATCACTGTGATGGTATTATTGACAAAGTAACGCGGAAACGAACACGATTGCATACACCAGATAGTCTTGCACGTATTCGAGCCGCAAAAATGGGTGATAAGAATCCAAATGCCAAAGGATTAAGCGAAACGCATAGGAAAAAAATCAGTAAAGCGTTACGAGGTACACGGCGCGGAGAACGCAATCCGATGTATAATCGTCGTCACTCATGGGTTTCACGACAACGTTTAGCATTTGCGGCCTCTCAAATTCCTCGACGGTGGTGTGTTGAACCATCTGGAAAAACGCATTATGTTGATATGCGAACGTTTATTTTACCAGAAAATTGGCAATGGGGAAGATTTTTTGACCCATATAAGTAAAAAAACGAAAAACGAGTATAAATAAAACACTTGACACGCAGATAAGTTTTACGTATACTAGAATACATGATGGCTCCTCGTTCAACGGCAGGACAGTCGGCTTTGACCCGACGAATCAAGGTTCGAATCCTTGGGGGCCAGCCAAATTTATAATTCTGGGGGGAAGTAAGAGGTAAGCTGGCCATCAACCCACATTTTAATTATTCATGGATGCATTCATCGATAATTTTAAAATGTTTCCCCCTAGAGGCTTTTATGGTGATGACCCGGCTGGATCAGGAAGCAGTCTTGAAAACTGTGACTCGTAACAGAGTTGGGGGTTCGAGTCCCTCCGTCACCGCCACTTTATAGGATGTGAGTTATGAATCCATATTTTTATCATATTGAAGGTTGGACTGATTATAAAGATGCCGAACATGTCATTTATCCGGGGACAGCGGCAGAAATTGTACAGTGGGTTCGAGATAATTGGATTGATAACGATCCGCATTATTTTTTAAGAAATGGGGCGAATTATTTCTTCAGGGCTACCGAAATTGCTGATGCCATGTATCAAACTGTACATGGTCCCAATTTCGCCCGAAAGATTAATTTGACGATTATGACGCGATTGGTGATGGCATATGGACCCAATTTTGTGGCACCAAAACATCGTGACCCAAAACCCGGTCGTATGACAGTTTTGTCGGTGCCATTGACACCAGATGTGCCGGATTATGCACCTATTGATTTCTGGGATTATCCTGATGATATGCCAGAATCAGAGTATTTGAATAGAGATGATGCACCAGCGGCAACCTTATATCCTGTGGGTATTGGAAAAGCCTTCTTGTTTGATGCTTCAAAGGTGCATAGCGTGCGAAATAATGATAAGTTTCGTATGCAATATCAGATTAGTTTTGCGGAAGATTTGCAGACGGTTGTTAGTAAAATTAAGGATGGGTCGTTTTGGAAGAATCCACTGAACCCTCCGCATATGTTGCCGTCATATGCATCGGAATTGCGGAAAAATGGTATGAAACCTGCAACCGCATATGGTCAGCACGCACAGTAACAAAACACTTGACAGATACAGAAGTGTTTGATAGGATAGACAACATCGAACGAACGGGCATGTGGCGGAATTGGCATACGCAGCGGACTTAAAATCCGCAGACTGTAACAGTCGTGAGGGTTCGAGTCCCTCCTTGCCCACCAATATAAATATATCGAGGACATTTTGCTTGTAGGGGATTCATTTGCTGAAAATTGTGTCAAATCACCTCACAACTAAAGAAAAACGATATGTTAAAATGTGTAGTCGGTTCGTGCTAAATAGATTTGTCCGACGATCTGTTTTAAATAAAACTTCTATCACCATTAAAATTGTTGATAATTGTGAATTAGATGATGATGATGAAAAACATGATCTCCGAGTCTATAAAGCGTGGATGACATACGATGGACTTATTGAAGAACGAAAATATTTTACCGTCATAGTAAATAGACGAGAATTGAACACAAAATCGAAAAAACCGTATACACGTCTATATGGAATTTTCGCTTCACTGGCACATGAATTAGTTCACGTCAAACAGTATTTAAATAATGAAATGTTTGACTATGTAGGTGGAGATGTTCGGTTTAAAGGAAATAGATATGACGCTTCATACGGGAGTGAAGAAGAATCATATTTTGAATCACCATGGGAAATAGAAGCCTATGGTCGTGAAATGGGTTTAGTGCAAATGTTTAAAACCTTTATGAAAAGTAAAGGTGAATGGTAAAAATGCTCCCGTAGCTCAAAGGCAGAGCGTCCGTCTTATACACGGTTAAGCGACAGATTATCGCGTGATGGGGGTTCGAATCCCTCCGGGAGTACCAAAAAACTTCTTGACAAGAACAAGAAGCTGTGTTAAAGTAAGTTCAACATGTGGCGGTATCGTCTATCGGCTAGGACGACAGACTTTCAATCTGTAGAGCAGGGTTCAACTCCCTGTACCGCTACCACTATACGGGTCCATAGCTCAATTGGCAGAGCTGCTGGCTTTTAACCAGTAGGTTGGGGGTTCGAGTCCCTCTGGACCCACCAAAATTTAAGGAGTGTGATGATGGGAACATATGTCAATCGTGGTCCTGATAAACGAGTAGACGGATGGCTCGGAAGACTGTTAGGAAATATTCAATATCATTTGTCCTTTCGGTCTCGATTTGAACCGGCTCATATTATGTTTTGTTTTCCGTTCTATATTTCACTAGCAATTCCGTTGCTGTGGACTCGCAATCCAGAACGATATTTTACGATTCGAGCGGGTTGGCGATATGATAGAAATTGGGGTGATCATGCAGATGCAAATGGACCTGCGGACCCTCCGGGTAAGAAGCACGGCGGATATATTGCCGATGTGATTGTTAAAGCTAACATGGATAATGTTTGTCCATATTAGCAATCTCCATCATGAGTGTGGGTGTTGGGAGATTAAAGACTTGGGAATGAGTTTTTCGTGTTCTACACATAGCTCCTTGACAACTACATACGATCAGTCCCTTGGACGCAAGGGAAAAGCAGAACGACAAGTGTCCCCCGAAAAACCATCTTTGAATAAAGATGAGGACGGTGATATTTGAGTTGGATTGAAAATCTGCGAAAAGCGTAGCCGACACGCTTATCTTTTTGGATTCATGGTATAATGGCTATTATACACGACTGTCTATCGTGCGATGCGGGTTCGATTCCCGCTGGATCCGCCATATTGTTTTGAGTCGTAAGCATAAAAGGTGATGCTCTAGGCTCTTAACCTTGAGAACTCGGTTCGATTCCGAGACGACTCACCAAATAATGCCGATGTAGCTCAGTAGGCAGAGCGCCAGTTTTGTAAACTGGATGTCGCAGGTTCGATTCCTGTCGTCGGCTCCAAGTTCTATTGTGGGATAGCAATCAAGGTGAATGCGCCAAGCTGTTAACTTGGATAGAGGCCAGTTCGATTCTGGCTC